CTGTACCTTTGGTGCCAAGCACCGATGCCTGAAGCTGGAATAAGGAAACATTGGACTTCGAAACCTTCACTTTCCAACTCGTCTTGCACCTGTCTGAGTACCATGCCGTTTTGGAGGTTAATAATTCCTTGCACATTCTCCCCAATAACGAATTCGGGTTTGATCTCCCTAATGAGTCTAAGCATTTCTGGCCAGAGATAGCGGTCATCGTTTGTACCTTTTTGTTTTCCTGCGACGCTGAAGGGTTGACATGGGAACCCTCCCACAACGACATCTGCTGAGTATTCTTTTCCTTCGACATTTTTTATATCCTCCTCTATTGGTATGTTAGGAAAGTTCTTACGTAGAACCTTCTGACAGTATTTATCTTTCTCGACAAATTTTACAGTTTCAAAAAATCCAGTAGAGTCTAAGCCTAAAGCAAATCCTCCTATACCTGAAAATAAATCAAGAACTTTTAGTTTTCTTTCCATCTTTCAACTTTTTTATTTCTAATTGACAATAATGTATTATCTTTTCTAAGTCTTGTATACCGTTTTTATTTTTATAACGGCAAACATATTTCACAACATTGCCTTGAAAGAATGAAAGATCATTCTTTGAAATAAATTCATACGGCTGTATGTGAAAAGATTTATAATGAGATCCCCCAATTTGTTTATCTTGTGGAAAAGCTTCTTCAAATATATCTTTAGATGTCATAACCCCTTTCTGTTTTTGCATAAATTATATTTAACTCTTTCTTAGCTCTAGTAACACCAACATAAAATAACCTATGTTCATCATCAGGGTTATCTAAATACTTATAGTATGCTGCATTACTTAAATCAGTTATCAAAACTACGTTATCTCTTTCATTACCTTTTACCCCATGTATAGTTGATATTTTAATTCTAGGGTCTTTAGATAAATCTTCTCCATTTTTTATTAATTTCTGTATTTTACTTATCTCATGATCTCCTAAATCATCAAAAGCAATATACCACTCTTCATCAGTTTTTAAACCATATTTTTCTTTTAAAGTATCCATGTCATAAAAATCTTCTTTAGACATGTGTTTCATACTTTTTAGGTCTACATTTTTAGACATTTTATTAGTTATCTTTTTATAATCATTATAATGTAGAGGGATGCCTTCTCTTAATTTATTCCAATTTTCTATTAAAGAATAAATATTTTTAACTCTTGGAATTGAGTTTCTACGTTGAAAATAAAAATCATTTTGATCTAGATAATAAGCTATCTTTTCTAGAAATAAATTTGTTCTAGCCAATATTAACCACTCACCTTGAGATAAGTCTACTCTATCTATTTCCCAATGATATTTAACTTCTCCTAAGTCTTCTTTTGGAACCCAATTCTTTTCTACTCTGTTCTTAACTTTTTTAATAATATTGTTAGCCACATTAAATATTTTTTGAGGCACCCTATAAGATTGTTGAAGAATAACTTTTTCTCCTTCAAGATTAATAAAACTATCTGCGTCTGCACCATTCCATTTATAAATAGCTTGGTCATCATCGCCTGCGATAATAGATTGTTTAGAACTTTTTTCTAATTTCTTAACAATGTCCCATTGTATCAAACTTAAATCTTGTGCCTCATCCACAAATATGACTTCAAATTTAGGGCTTTCACCTTTGTCTAAAAATTTTTCTAACATATCTATATAATCAATTAATCCTTTTTGTTTTTTATAACGATAAAGTTCTTTATTGATTATGTCTAACTTATCGTATGTTAAGTTATAGCTGTTACCGTTTTGATTATATAAATCTATCGGTGACATTCTTTTATTTCTAGCTAAACTAATTAAAGAAATATAAGGATCTTTAGAATGCAATACACCTTCGTGGTCATGGTCATATCGAATACCTTCAAACTCTATCTGAAGATCTCTACCCAAGTCTCTATAATCTTTTTCTTGCATTACATTTTCTTTCTTTAGACCTAATATATTAAAACAAAATGAGTGGAGAGTTCTAAAATATGGTAAGTCTTTTTCTGTTAAATTAAACTTATCCATAGCTCTACTCTTACCCTCTTGTGCAGCGTTTCTTGAAAACGTAAAGTAACCTATCTTACTTGGTTCAACTTTTTGTAACACTTTCTCAAGTTCATTCATTAAATAGTAAGTCTTGCCTGTACCCGGTGGTCCGTAAATTATCTTTCTCATTAGTAATTATCCTTGCTAAAAGTTTTTTGTTTATATGTTTGTGTTTTTTTATCAAACCTAGCTACTACAAAAACTGAGAGTTTAGTTTTTCCAACTCTCTTTGTAAAACAATGTAAGTGATCTTTTAACATCTGCGATGTTCTTTGATACTGCACTTTCCAATGTCTACGAGATAGATATTGATGAAAAAAATTGTCAAATACAAAGTAATGGTATTCATCTTTTGTATATGTCCCACCGTTTTTAAGATCTTCAAAGTCATCTTTCTTAACTCTATTTAAACAGTAGTCTTCTAAATAATTTTTAAGTATGTCCTTGGTTCCTGTTCCCTCAGCTGGCTCCGTTATCTCTGCGCCTTCTAATAAAATATTAGTCTTTTGTTTCCATTCGTTTGTCTTTAATGTTGGTGGATTAAATCTAAGTTGCTTAACACATTCCTCTTGAAACAAAGCTTGATTAGTCAAATGTTTTGCAGAATCTAGGTACAGTCTATCCCCATCTACATTCATGTAATAATATGGTTCTTCTAGATTAACGACTTGTAAGTCTGTTAAATTAGGAAATACAGCTTCTTGTCCAATACCAAACTTTCTTGTCTTACATAATTTTTTATCACATAGACTACACATTGGTTGGTCATTACACTTATAACCCCAATCTTTTTTATCATGTTGTTTAGTGATTATGTTTACTTCTGTATCAGACAATGGTTGTTCCATCGCACTTTCGTTAAATATAACTATTTTTGATTTCCAATTCTGTGGCCATTTAGACTTAGCATACACACCATAATGAAATAGAGCATTATTCCTACCACCCTCACCAACTCTGTTTTGCATCATTAACTCAATACATGGTGGTCCATCACTATACTCTGATTTTGGTCTTTCTACTTTTATTGTTTCTATATCTATAACTTTTGTATCTTCATACAAACTAAAAAAACCATCTAGTGTAACAGCATTTCCATCTTTATCAAAAGCATATCTTGTTGTTCTATCACCATTAAAGTATGGTAAATTTAAAAAATTTCCTGTATCATCTTTGGATTTTAATTCACGTTGTTTTGGGAAAACTTCTGATCCACCATAACCTAATACAGATCTAATCTCATTTAACTTATCTTGCATCAGTGCAGCAGACACATAATCAGATGTAAATAAAAACACATGTGCACCACCTGACTTAGACCTAAATACTATTAGTGGTAAATTTAAATTTTGAATTTTATTTATTAATTGTTTGTGATCAAATCCTGCATAAGAGTCTATATCTATGCAACCCCATTTACATTTGTTCTCATCATTGATTGGTATTACACCTAAACTATCTACACCCTCTAAATGTTTTTGCCATAACTCATCTGTAACAGGTTCTCTTTTAACAAATGATTTACCTTTTATTTTTGTTCCATTACTAATAGACTCTGTAACTTTAGTGACACCATGAGCACGATCTAATCCTTCAAATATTTCTGTAAACTTTCTAATATTTTCCATAGCCTTTTTAAGTGGGCGGATCCACGCTAGCTTAACCGCCCACTACCTAGGATTCTAGTAGTTTGAAGAACCTTGTTTTATTGGTTCATCCGAGCTATGTTTAGCCTCAATCTCACCCTTACCTACACTAATAGCGAAACTCTTAGCCATGTCGTAGATACCTTTGTCTGTGACAGGACCAACTTTTTCAACATCCCAACCAAACCATGTTCCTTTGTCATTAGACATTTGAACAGTCTTTAGTTTATAAATGTGACTATAAGTAGGCGGAGTAAACAAACCGTTTTTACCCTGCATTTTTAAACCCATCATCATTGAATTCCATTTTCTACTAACTTTAAGTTGAGTAGACTTCATAGAAATCAAAGCAGATTGAGGAGTATCACCTAGCTGCAACACAAAGTGATTCGCAGTGTTATCAAGATAGTTACCATTTGGTAATCTATCTTTATACGATTTGTCCCTAGTGGTTTGACTAATTATATCACTGTCTGCTTCATGTATTGCTACAGGAGCACCAGTGCTTTGTCCTCGATCTTGCCATTCGATGTACTGTCTTTTGTAATGACATGGTACAACGTTGACCTCATCGAAGAGTTGATTAGTAACCGTGTTTATGATTTTGCCGGGTTCAGCGCCCTCGACATATTTACCATCTCTTTTGTTAACCTCTGGAGATAGTTGTCCCAAAATCTTTAAGAAAGGTAACGCAAGATCTTCTTGCGATATATTTTGAGCACCTTGATTTGCGTCAGCTTCAAACGTGTTAACTGCTAACGCTCCTTCTTTTTTTGTTGCTACTTGGTTCATGTTACTTGTTCCTTTTTATTGTTGTTTTATTCTCCGAAAATATTCCGAAGATTTCCGTTGGCATGTCTTTGCCTGCCTCAATACGTTCACGGACTAACGCTTTCAGAGTCATGGGTTCAACCTTCATCTTTTGTGTCGGTTGGAACCCTTGACCCTTCGCAAGTTCAGCATAATCTGCTGCCTTGTTATCTTCGTTACGACCAAATGATACTGAGATCTCGTTCTTAATTATATCACCTAGTCCATTGTTACGAAGCCAGTTAAACGCCGCCTCTTTGTTTGCTTCCGTTATGGTTGCACGATACGACGTTGAAACTTTTAGATGAGATCCATCATGCAGTTTTAATTCTGCAAGACCCATCTCTGACATCATAGTAGGAATAACTTCTCCTGATATTCTTTGATGTTCTTTTTTAAGTTCTTTTAAATTATTTTCACTTAACTCTATCCTGCTAAGTAAACCTTCTAATTTCTCTACTTGATCTGCAAGAGACTGAATACCCTCAGTCTTTTTCATTGCATCTTGTTGATCCTTTTCAAAATCAATTGCCATCTATTTCTCCTTTCTCGTATAAGTTAATTTCAATAGGATAATATGTTCTTTCTTGTTTATCCCATTTAAGCAAATTGTATTTACCATTTGTAATATCAGACACAATAGAACATGCAACACCAATGATTGCTGGATCACCAGTTAGTAATAAATAATCTTCTTGTTTAAAATTTTTAAGAAGACTTCTTAATTTATAAATTAATGGTCCTGGAGAAAATATTATTTGAGAATCTTCAGGCAACAAAAATTTAAATTGACCAAACTTAGATGCACCCATAATATTTATTTTTGGGTTACCAAATTTAGTACCAGCTATCTCTTGTATTACATACACTATTCTTTCTGACATGACTTGACATATAGATTATCTTCAAATATATGTCAACCCATACAGGAGAAAAAATGAATTATAAATTTAAAACTAAACCTTACGCACATCAAATAACTGCGTTAGAAAAATCTTGGAATAAAGAGACCTTTGCTTATTTTATGGAAATGGGTACTGGTAAAACTAAGGTATTAATAGATAATCTTGCTATGTTGTATGATAAAGGCAAGGTAGATGGTGCCTTAATTATTGCTCCAAAGGGTGTTGTAAAAACTTGGTATGAACAAGAGCTACCAACACATTTGCCAAACCATATTGAGAACACAAAAGTTTTATGGCAATCTAACATAACAAAAACACAAAGAGAAAAATTAGAGTCTTTATTTGAATTAGGTCAAGATCTGCATATTTTAATTATGAACGTAGAGTCTTTGTCTACAGACAAAGGTGTTAAGTTTGCATCTAAATTTTTAAACTCACATAAAGTAATAATGGCAATTGATGAGTCCACAACAATTAAAAACCAAGCTGCAAAGAGAACAAAAAATATAATTAATTTAGGAAAGTTTGCAAAGTATAGAAGAATAATGACTGGTTCACCAATTACTAAAAACCCACTAGACTTATTTAGTCAGTGCGAGTTCCTTGATCCGTGGTTATTGAACTTTGACTCATTCTATGCTTTTCGTAACCGATACGCAAAAATGAAAACTATGCACTTACATGGTAGATCAATACAGATAGTAGATGTGTTCCAAAATCTCGGTGAGTTATCCGACAAGGTGAAAGGTTTTTCATACAGAGTATTGAAAGAAGATTGTTTGGATCTACCGCCTAAAAATTTTATCAAGAGACATGTAGCTCTGACACCTGACCAAAAAAGAATTTACGAACAAATGAAAAAAGAAGCTATGGCTATTCTTAATGGTAAGGTCACAACCACCATGACTGTGCTTACACAATTGATGCGTTTACATCAAATTACTTGTGGACATTTCACAGCTGACGATGGTTCTACTCAATCAGTTGAAAGTAATCGAATTAATGAGTTGATGTCTATACTTGAAGATATGGATGGTAAAGCAATTATATGGGCTAATTATCAATTAAGTGTGGGTGAAATTATACAAAGAATAATTAAAGAACATGGTAAGGACTCTTATGTTCATTATTATGGTTTAACCTCTCAAGAGGATAGGCAAGATAATATTCGTAAATTTCAAAACGACCCTAAGTGTAGATTTTTAATTGGCACACCACAAACTGGTGGTTATGGAATTACACTTACACAAGCCAACACTGTGATTTATTATTCTAATGGTTATGATTTAGAAAAAAGATTGCAATCTGAAGACAGAGCACACAGAATAGGTCAAAAGAAAACTGTAACTTACATTGACTTAATAGCTGAAGATACTGTTGATGAAAAGATTGTAAAAGCTTTACGAGATAAAATTAACATTGCATCCGAGGTTATGGGTGAAGAACTAAAGGAGTGGATATGATTACACCGTTTCACATTGCAGCTGCAACACCAATAAAACTTTTGTTTCCAAAACAGTTTAGTTTGTTATGGTTTTCAATTGTAAATGTATTGATAGATATTGAGGTTGTTTATTACTTTTTAACAACAGGATATCCTAGTCATAAATTCTTTCACAGCATCCTAGGTGTATCTATCATAGGGTTTGGTTGTTTTTTTCTTTCTGTTTTATTTAAACAAAAAAAGTTACCAAGTTTTTTAGGATGTATTATTGGAGCTTACTCTCATCATGCAATAGATTATTTTTGGTATGATTGGGGTGTATATGGAATTTATTAAATTTGGAGCAGTAGTGGGCTTCTGGTAGTTCCTGCTATCTAGGTTGGTTCGGTTTTATTTGTTTACCCGTAAGCAAACCAACCACCACTACACTAAATCTTTAGCTTTACCTATTATAGGTTTATATTTAGTTTTACCTTCTGACTTGTATGCATGTAAGAATTGTTTTCTTGGTTGGTCAGTAGTATAGCTACAATGTATCCACCCACTATTAGGTTCACCGGGAGTATAGAACT